CGCGTGCACCGGCACGCCGTAGGCCAGGGCGTCGATCGCGGCATTGCTGCTCAAGGTCACCAGCGCATGCGCGTCTGCGAGCTCGCTCTCGATCGGCCGGTCGCCGGGCGAAAAGATCGTACCCTGGATCGGCCGCGCGTCCTTCCAGGACGGCTTCGGGCGATAGACGATCGGCCGCTTGGTCAGCTGGCGCAGCTTGGCGATGACCTCGTGCTCCCAAGACAATGGCCGCATGCCGTGGCCGACGGCACCTTTCGCCGATAGCCCGGCGACGATGATGTTCCGGCCGCTGCCGGGCGGTCGCCAAGATTGCAGCGGCGGGGCCAGTTGCAACCGATCTCCTGGCCGCGGTCGGCGTTGAAAATATTCGGTGGCATGCCGGCCGTTCACCACCAGCTTGTGCAGCCCACCATAATCGTTCCTGTCGCGCTTGCGCGCCCAATACCCCAGGTCGGCGTAGATGTAATTCAGGCCAGCCCTGCGGTAGGCATCGAACATCGACGCATTCACCCAACCGTAGGCCAGCAGCATGTCCGCGCGCGGCACGATATGCGCCTCGGTGGTGCGCTCGATCTCCCACCCCATCCGCTTGGCGGCGATCTCGAAGACGTCTGCCAGCTTCCGCGATCGTGCATGCTGGTGCTGGAAGACGCAGACCTTCATAGGGCAAGGAGCCTCGCGAAAGGTTCGCCGGTCGTCAGCTCCTCGAGCGTCCATTGAGCATAGGCCAACCTGTGCAGCATCGGCAGCCGGTCGCCGAGGAACGGTCGCTCGATGTCGTCCAAGCCATACCGCGCCGCCGGACCGCCGATCCAACGCTCAAGGCCGTAGAAGACCGGGACGCCGGCGATGATGGCCTTGATGCCAGCGCCACTCGCCCACGTCACCGCCGCCCAGCAATCTCTCCAGTCAGGCTCCGGAGGCGGCTCCGCGTTGCCGGGGTGCCGCCGGACAACGATGCGGCGACGGGTCATCGACTGCAGCTGCGACACCGCTGACGCCGTCCAGCCCCGCGGCATGGCCACTGCGGGCTCGCCGATCCCGCGCTGATCGAGCACCAGGACGTGCTCCCCATCGGACCGCCAGGCCTGCAGTTCGACGCCCAGCGCCGACCAACGGTCCTCCTCACCCTCGGGCCACTCGCCGGCGCCGTTGTGGTGGCCGCGGCAGAGCGCAATCGTCTTCAACCCATCTATGCGCCGGACCCACCCGTTCTCGGACACGATCACCGCCGCGCCAGCCTGTTCAAAGCGTCTCGCAAGACCGTTGTGCCGGTGCCGGTTCCAGATCACCAGCACGTCCTGCGGCTGCGGATCGTGAAACTCGTGCGGGATCACGTCGAAACCAACCTGCTGCAGACCGGCCTGGAACGCCTGCCACCGCGGTTTCAGATCTGTCCGGATCAGCAGACACGCCCGCTTACGCATCGATGGCTTCGGCGAATTCCAGCTTCGGATACCGCTTCAGGTTTGACGTCTCACTGCAGTTGAAGACCCGGATGCCCGTGGCGGCGATCGGCGCCGCGGCGTTGTCCATCGCCTTACGCCATTTTCCCACCAGGTTTTCGGTCGGGTTCTTCATCGTCTCGGGCGGGTGCAGGCCGTGCCAGTGGATGCCGGCATCGAGCCTCATGTCAAACCCGACCAGCAGCACCTTCGACGGCACCAGCTGCACAGCGAGGTTCAGCGCGTTGAGCCCTGAGTTGCTGCCGCCGACGATCCCGGCATCGAAGCTGATCCGCTGGTCTGCTCGGTAGCCCCGCAGCCGGCATATATCCCAATCGCTGAACTCGCATGCCCGACGGTCAATCGAAACCCGAAGACCGAGAAATTCTGGGCATCCCTGATGCAGCTCCCACCATTTGTAATCGCCGGCGAAGAGGATGTCGGCCCACGGACAGAGCCGCCAGGAGTCGTTGATCGCAATGAAGCGGGCCCGGCCTCTACCGAGCCCGAGCGGCGCCGCGGCCGCGCTGGGCCCCGAGGCCACCACGACGATGGTCTCGCCGGTCCAATCCGGAAACCACTTTGGCCGCATTCAATTATGCCGGCGTCCCCGTGCATCGACTGACGTTGGATGGATTGTCATCCGGCCCAATACTTGAATATCGGTGCCTGCGGCCGCTACTGATAACGCGTCTGCGCGGCGCCGCCAAACGTTGACCCTGCCCTTAATGTTAGCCACCGTCTGCTCGACAACTGGCGGCGTCGGGATGAACGCATCTACGATAATGCCGTTGGAGTCTCCAGCATCACCCAGCGTGACTGCGAGAGCCGCCTGAGCGGCGGTCACCAGTTTGTATTCTACGACCTGATAATCGAGGCCGCTGATCAGCGTCCATCCGGCCCCCGCCATTCCTGGCGTATTCGTCAGCCGGAGGGCTGCAAGGATGAGCGCGTCTGGTTCTTTTGTGTTGACGCCTAACGGCAGCGATCCAGCCGAAGATGGGAGGCTTGCGTCCGTGTTGAAATACGAGGTTGGCGGGACGCCGCGAACCTCAATAGCGTCCATCGTGATGAAGCCACCCGTGAAACCAACAAAGCTAATGACCTCATTGGTAAGTTTCGACGAAAATGGCTTCGTCCATTCGTAAATCCCGTCGCCCTCAGCTCTCTGGGCACGCGGGTCTCCCCAACTGCCCAAAGTGGTGCTCGAAACAACGGGGGCTGTGGCATCGTTGGCGGTAACGAACAGCACCAACACGCCGGTTGAGTCCAGCGTCGATAGGGTGATCTCCCCTACATTATCGCCGGCACTGAAATGCCCCACATGGCCGATGCCAAAAGTCAAGATTCAGGGTCTCCTCTCACGACCCGAGCTTGACCGGTCCCTGCGGCCCACGGACGTGGCCGTCCTTGCCGTCGCGGCCCTTCTTGGCGCCGAGACGCCAAGCCTTGCTGGTCTCCGGCTTGTCGCTGGTATCCTCCTGGGCGACGAACATCGACCCGCCGAAGGTTACCGTATCGCCCTTCTCATAGGCCTGCCCTTCGCGGTAGACGCCCGCGTCCAGCAGGAAGGGTATGACAAACTTCCACTGCTTCTTCACGTCGCCGCGCTCAAGCTTGAACGTGAACGTGCGTTGGCCGTCATACTCGATGTCGAAGTCCTCTGCGCTCAGGCCGTCTTTGCCGGGCCGGCCGGGCACCGGCGGCCGCGCCGCCAGCGCGCGCACCTCCTCGATCGCCCGCGCGCTGAGGCTGAGACAGGCATTGATTGCCTGCCAGATCGTGTATTTCGGGCTGGGGAGTGAGGAGTCGGCCATCAGGCAGCCAGCGCCAGAACGATTGCGATCATCTCTTCCTCAGTCAAAAGCTCGACAGTGCCTTTTGCCGACCCGCCGATCATGCCGAGCCGCCCCTGGCCAACGCCGAACTGGCGGATGACGCCCTCGCCTCGGCCCTCGGCGAGGAACCCTCGCATGACGCCGACGCCATGTCCGGCAATTTCCGGATCCGCAACGAACAGACCTCGACGCAATTCACCGGCGCCCGTCCCCTCGACCAGCGGAATGAACCCGCTGGCGGAGCCCGTGATCGGCGGTAGCACGCCGTCGACCGTGGCGAAGAGCCGATGGATCGGCCCGGGCCGGAAGGGTGTACCGATGACGCCGTGCGGCGCGGGTGCCTCGGGCGCGGGCGGAGGCGCGAGGTTGGCGGCCTCGAAATCTTGCGAAAATGCCGGAATCGTCTGCGTGACGACGATCTCGACGGGACCGGTGAGCGCGACCGACTGATTGAACGCGGGGATCAGCTGATTGACGCTGACCTCGACGACGCTTTCGAGGGCTACGGTCTGAGTAAACGCCTGGATCGCTTGATCAAATGCGACCTCGTCGACAACCGCGACCGCGGCCGCCTGGCTAAAGGCCGGGATTACCTGATCAAAAGCGAGCCCGAGTGCCGGCAGCGGCGGCGCGGCCGAAGCTAACGGATAACCACCCGGCCCTAATCTGGTTGTGGCGGCCACGTCCCTATCCGGCCTCGGCCCTCAGCTTGAAAGCACGTAGGACGACTGGAGCGCCAACAAAGGTTTCTGTCGTGTTCATGACCACCACGGCATTGTCGGTGCCGACACTGCAGTCGAATACGACCTCGCCGCCGCCATTGACGATACGCGCCCACCGGATCACTCCAGCGCGCATAGCAGTCCCTGGCTCGATCGGCCCGGCCTCTGCCAGCCCATCGACGGATGGCATAAAGGCAGCAGGGGACAACGCAACAGTCGCCAGCAGCTGCGCCGTCGGCGCCAAGTCGGGATCGGCCGGCATCGGCCCGGCATAGAGCCGGATCGACCCCGCGCCACCAGCATCGATGCGGCCGGTCAGCGCGTCGAGGATCGCGTCACGCGAGCCAACTGATAGGCGGATGGGATCCATGGTCAGTCGTGGACGATATCAGCCTGAACCGCACCGCTCGCGTCGCGATTGATCAGGATGCGACGGTTTCCCGAAGTCTCCGGGTATGATTTCAGCGACTCGATCGGAGGAGACTCGGCGAGCAGGTAATTCGCCTTGCTGATCTGTGCCCCAATCTCGTCAGGCGCGACCGCGTCGATCGGCTCGGCGTCGCGACCATCCTTCGGCCACGGACGCTTCTGGAATTCGCCCTCGATCATCTTGCCGAGCTGCTCGAGCTCAATGTCTTTGCCGTCGCGACCATCCTTGCCGACGACGACCCCGAGGTCCAGCGTCGAGCCATTGTCTCGGGTCACGATCAGGTTGCCGTCTCGGGTAATCAGAAACTCGCGGACGCCAGCACCATCCTTGCCCGGCGCGCCCGGCGCTCCCGGGTCGCCGTCCTTCGGCGGGAACGCCGTCAAATACCGTATGACCATATCCTCGAGCATAGGCTCTGCAAGAACTACCTCGATCAGCTGCTCTTTGGTAACCGGATCGGCATCCTTACCGTCAGCGCCATCGCGGCCAGGAGAACCCGGTTCGCCGTCCTTCCCGGCTGGCGCCGGATGCTTTTCGAGATAGTCGACAACGAATGACGAAAGCTCCGGCATCACAGCCTTTGCGAGCTCTATGACTTCAACCGCCGGCGCGTCATTGCCGTCTCGGCCCGGCTCGCCGTCCTTGGCCGGCGGCAACGCCTCGACCGCGCGCTGGACCGTCCGCTCGACCCACGGCATGAGGTCCGCCTCGGTTGGCGTGTAACCGTCCTGCGGCACTGGGATTGCCTTGACCGCGGCCTGCACCTCCTCAGTGATCATCGTGCGCGCCTGCGCCATGACCACCGCGCCGATCGCGTCAGGATCAGCATCCTTGCCATCCGTTCCGTCGCGACCGGCGACCGGCGGGTTAGTAACCAAGTAGGCCTCGACGGCCTCAGCGATCTGCTCCGGCGCCAGCGGCTCGGCATCCTTGCCATCAACGCCATCGCGGCCGGCGGCAACGGGCGGCAGCGCCGCGATCCGGCGCTCGACCTCGGCTTGGACCCTGGTCTCGATCAGCTTCTCGACCTCGGCCATGTCGACGTCGCGGCCAGGCGCGCCGTCTTTGACCAGCGCAAGCGCCGCCTTGACGCGCTCGAGTTCCTCGTCGTGGCGCTGGCGCAGCGCCGCCTGCAATTCGACGACCTGGGCACGCAATTCCGCGATCACCACGCCGGCCTGGGCGATAATCGCCTTGGCCTCGGCTGTGATCACATCGCGATCACGCGCCCACTCCTCGGCTTGCTTAGCGACCACCATGCCTAGGGCATCGGCGAGCGCGTCACTAAGCAATTCGGAGCTGCCGGGATCTGCGGTAGATGTCTTCGGCTGCCCGGCGCCGTTCGGTCCGTCCATCAGCACCATCCTTTATCGGCGCCGCCGGCGGCGGCAAGGCAGCCGGGTCTGAGCTCGGCGGCCTGGCAGAGCCGAACGGATCAGGTAGCGCATCGCGCTTCGCAAGAGCTTCTAAGCTGTAATCCTGCTGCTGGCGGTAGACCGCGTCGCCACCCACGGTCTTCGGATACCCAAGCTGGCCGCGCTGCTCGTCGGGCGTCAGGATATTTTTGGCCTTATCGAGCACTTCCATCTGCGTGATGCTGTCCATCCGCAGCAGGTTCGGGGTATCGAATTCGGTCCCGTAATAAGGCTGGTCGCCGACGCCCTCGCCGATGCCGAGCCCCTCGTCCATGCAAAGCTCGCCGTCCTCGAGGTGCCTCTGCAGGCACTGCTGGTAGTACTCGACATTCAGCGATTGGACGTTGGTGAACTTCGGCATCTCGCCGATGCCGATCTTGTACGGCGGGACATGAAACGCCGAGCAGACGTTATCGGCCGCCCATTTCAACTGCTCGATCAGCTGAGCGTCGACCGCGGTCAATGCCATCTGCTCGAATTTCATGCCGTTGCCGAGAACGGCCACCCGGCCCATGTTCTCGCCGCCGAAATTCTCCTCCCAACCCGCCTTGATCTCTTCGGCATCCGACTCGAGGACCTCGCCTGGCGCGGTCAGGATGCCACCCGGCATCGAGTTGTTTCGGAACAACCGGGTCGAGTTGTTCTGGATTTGCAGCCCCTGCGTCGCCGCTAAGCCGGCGGCATAGAGCGGCGATATCCCGACCAGCGGATGGAACAAGCCTGCATTCATCCGGTCGTGGATGATTTCGCGGGCCGGGACGATAATCTGGCTGGTGATGCCCGTGAGATTGTCGGGGCGAAGCTCGTAGAAAACCTGCCCATCATCGGAGACCCGAGGCGTTACCTTCATCGGGTCGAGGATATAGAGGCTGGTGACGATCCCGCGGGCATCGCGCTGTTTCAGGGCATACATGTTGCCCGTCGACAGCTTCGACATCATCCAGTTTTCCCAGAACTGGATCCGGTTCTGGTACGGGTTAGGCTTCCGCAGGACCGGCGAAAACGACGGGCTGGTCGTTTCGACCCAGATACCGTCTTCCAGCTGGACCAGCTTCATCCGCAGCTTCGCAATGTCTGACGCGATCAACGTCATGCATGCGAATACCGCGTGGAACGCAATCACCTGCTCCTGGGCGAGCGTCACATTGCGCTGCCAAGCGCCGGTGAAGCTCTCCCGAATGATTGGGAACCATGCCCCGGCCCGGCTCAATACGCCTGCGTCTACCGGAGAAAGGGTGGCTTTCGTCCGGAGGAACGATAATGACCTGCCGAGCGATGCTAGGGTCTCACCGGCCATTTCTAGCCCCGACCATCCAAACGAATGCGAGCAGAATCATGCAGCAGCCGGCAGTGACCAGCCCGAGGCCTGTACCAGCGATCAGATAGATGCCGGCGGCAAAGCAGATCAGGCCGATTACGAAAATCAGCCCGGCGATCTGTTGTTCACGCATCAGCGCGGCAACCCAAACAGACCGCCGGTCGACGTCGTGGTCATGGCGCCCGATGTGGCAGCCGTCTCGTCCTCGGCCGATGGCATCAGCGGCGCCGGCCCGGCCGCAGGTTCTGGTTCAGCCACCGGCTCGCTGACTGGCGGCTCGGGAGGGGCCTCCGCGGCCTGGGCGACGGCAGCCCTAGCGTTGTCGATTTCCTGCCGCAGCCGGCCCTCGGCCCAACGGCGGTCGATCTTGATGCCTAGCCCTTCCGCTTCGGCGCGCAGATCGGCCAATGCGAGAGCGGATGCAACCTGCTCGGACTGCGGCGGCGGCGGTTGCTGCGCCGCGGCGGCTTGCATCACCGGCGCCTCGTAGTCGACGCGCGCGGACTTTCGTAGATCCGTCAAAACCACGGCATCAACGGCCCTTGCTTCAAATCGATCGCCGAACTGCAGATGACGCGTGTTGTACATCATCTTGCGGAGCGCGATCAGCTTCACTTTGGCCATTTGATATTTTCTCCAAGAGCAGCCCGGCCGATCGCTCGACCGGGCCACCTTCGCGGGTAAAGGCTTAGGCTAGACTAGATTAAGACGACCCGGGATCGCCCCAGTTCGCGTTGTTCAGCACCTGGACCGCCTGCGGGCGGCGCTTCTGCCAGTTGATGAACCGCTCGGCCCGGAGCCCGATGCTGTTGGTCTGCCAGAGGCTGACCATCGAGGTCGCGATCGGCTGGCCGCCGTTCGCCGCATCGTTCGTCGGGTTGTCCATCATCTGCAGCGAGGCTTCGCGCGAGGCGTCGATCGTGACCTCGCCGTCGTCTGCCAACCAGATGTCCGGCGCGTTCATCAGGATGATGTCGTCACCGTTCGAGTCGCTCGTCGCATACTCGGTGACGATCACCGGCAGGCCTTCCAGCGTCCCGCCCGTCATCGTGATGTCCGGGAATTCCCGCTGGCCAAGGGCATTGCGCATCAGCCGGAGGCGTAGCGCGCGCACCGCCGACATGATCCATACCGCACCGCTCGGCGAGATGTTGGCGTTAATGAAGGGCGCCATCAGCAGGGCGACATCCTCGCGGATCGCGTCTGCGTCATTGCCGGTCGAGTTGATCGCGACGACGCCGTTGGTGACGGACGCCGGCGATACCCCGGCGACCGCGGCCTTGTTCGGGTCGATGAAGTCGATATCGGCCCGCTCGGCAACGGCCCTCGCCAGTTCGTTCCGCATCAGCGTTTCCGCGCTCGGGCTCGAGAAGCGGACGAGCTCCTCGGACAGGACGCAGATCGCCGCGATCTTGGCCCAGCCCAGGTTCACGTTGGTGAACCCTGCGCGGGTCACCGGTTTCGGCTGGCTTTCACCAACCCACCCGGCGGTCGAGCCGCTGGTCTGACCGGCGATATTGATGTTGAAGGGCACCATCGTGCAGCCTGGAACGCCCCCAACCCCCAGTTTCCCGAGGATCGTCATGGGACGGAGGAAGTCGATGAAATCTCCCGTATACCGCTGGTAGAGCGCGACCAGAGATCCAGCCCACGCGCTGTCACCGGTGGTACCGGCCGCGACCGCCGCCTTGGTGATGACCGAGCTGCCGCGTTCGACGCAGCCCTTCAGCAGCCCGACGATCTCGTGACTCTCGCCGTAGCGACCCTTTGCAATCTCCATGGACTGCATCAGGTTGCCCTTGCCGAGCGCGACGCAGCTGACGAACCGGGTGAAAGCGATGCCGGGAGCCAGCTTCTCTTCGTGTTTCACCGCGATCGCCGGCGACAGCGACGGGATACGCGCCGCGGCGGCGTCGACCGCGCCTCGCACCTCGCCAACCGGCTTGGATGCAATCGCCTTCATCTTCTCAAGGTCGCGAAGATCGTTCAGCTCGTCGTCGAGCTGCTTGATCTCGTCGCGCAGCGTTTCGAATTCTTCGCGTTCGGCGGCATCCTTGGTACGGCCGGCTTCGCCAGCCTTCGTCTGAATGGCCTCAAGCGCAGCCCACTTCGACACGCGAGTGGTCTCAAGATCCGTGATCTGTTCGGCAAGCGTTTTCATCTCGTGAGCTCCTGGCGCATCTCGCGCCTGTTGGATGACCCCCGAGACGCCGGGCGGTGATTGTTTGGGTTGGATCGTGACAGAAGCCCCCGTGACGCCGGGCGGCAGCAGCAAACGAACGGGAAGGGCTCTTCGGGCAGACGCGCCCAGCACTTGCCGGTCGAGAGATTTGATGGTGTTGATCGTCGCGTCTTGGTTTGCCGGGATCGTGACGAGCGACAGCTCGAGCATTTCCCATTCCAAGAACTCGATACCTCCATTCTCCATGAAGGCGTATTTTAGTTCGTTGAAGCCGATGCTGACGCCGCGCACGAGACCGTGCTTTACGGCCTGCCACGCCTTATCAGTGCTGTTCTTCAGTTCGCCCGGGTCGTCGATGTTAGCGATCCGCGCACGGAATGGGATGCCATCCTTTGATGGCTTAAGATATTCGACGTGCCCGACGGGCTCACCAGATCGGTGCTGCCACAGAAGGGGAAGGGGGAGCGAGAACTTGGCACCCATCGGCTGGACGATGTCGCCGACCCGATCCGGGGTCGGGGTGGTCGCCATGCCCTCGATGACGCGCTGGTCCTCGTTGACCGATTTAACGGTGAAGACCGAATAGGCTCGTTGCATTTTGGAGATGCTCCAGAGCCTCCGAAGAGGCAGGTGGAGCGCTTTACGTCATTGGCCGCTGACGCCTCGCTTAACCCCAGCGAGGGAGGATAGTGCCCACCGGTCCCGGCCGGCCAAGCCCCAAGCGCGAAGCAAGGGGGAAACGAGCCCCCGAGGGCAGGAGAACCCGAACCCGTTTCACCGGGACCGATGAACCTCTTTTAGGCGGTGCTCGCCGCGCGCGGGCCGCCGACGAAGTGCACCTTGTATCGCGGCGGTGCCGCCGGCCTCCGCGACATCCGGTCGACCGCGTTGATCATCGCCGCCCAGACATCGATCTTCGCGTCGCCGGCATTCTGCTTGGTTGCCCGGATCGCGGTCGCCGTCGGCTCGATCTTCACATTGCCGACGCACCAATCCATCAGGGACGACGTCGCGTGCCAGAAGGTGCCGTTCGCGAGCCGGCGCTCGCCGGTCTTGATCGCGTCCATCAAATGGTAGCCCTGGCTCACGCCCTGCAGCAGCTTGTTTTCCTGGGTGACCCCGATCTGCTCGAGCGCGTCGACAATGAGGCCAAGCCCGGCCGGGTCGACCGCGACCTCAGCCAGCAGCTTGCGGTCCTTCACCTGTTTGACGATCTCAGCGACGCCGGCGATATCAGAAGGGAAGCCTCGCTCGAGGATGTACCCACGCAGGACAGCGATCCGGACATCGAGCAGCCCTCGCGCCTGGAGGTCACCATCATCATTCGCCACCGACCGGTCACGCAGCGTCGAGGCCAATTCGTCGGCCAACGGATCATCTTCAACGATCGTCAGCTCGCCCCGTTCCTGAAAATCGAGCAGCTGCTGCGCGATCGTCTTGCGACGGTCGAGCACGCCTACGTGGCACCAACCGTGCGACCAGCACAGCCACTCTTTGCTCTGACGGTCGCGCCCGAGAACCGCCAGCCCGAGCAAGTCGTCCAAGCCGCCGCCGTCGATCCCGACAATGACCACCTCGCAGCGATCGAGCAGGGACTCGAGCGTCATCATCGGATCTGCCCGGCGGGCCCAATATTCGGCGCCGGCCCACCGATCGGTCCGCATGCCAACGCCGATTTCGATATTGAGCTGCTGCGATGCCCAGATGCGCATCGCGTGCTCGCCCTTCTGCTTCTCTGCCTCCCAGTCGAGGACGAGGCTCTCCAGCGTCGTCGGCCGGCCGAGGTTCGGCATCACCATCGGCCAGTTGGCCGGCTTCTGCCACTCACCCGGGTGCTCGGCAATCTCCTTCGGAAACTCGTACAGCACCGGCAGCATCGGCCGGATGTTCAT